AAACAGATATTAATCTCCTATCGGAGATTAACTTCCCCACTTCAGTTAGCAACAAACAACCGAAGCACAGCTAAGGCCGCGCTCCGGCTGTATGTAGTAGTTAGGTTGTAGACCTTATACATCAACATGGTATTGTAATGATATCTCCGGGGTGTATGAGATCGGGGTTCTTGATTTGTGGGTTCGCTGCGATAAGCTTCTTTAATGTAACCTTATGCGCCTTAGCGATCTTCGTGAGGGTATCACCCTTCTTGACCTTGTAGGTCTTCTGCTCCGGTGTGGGTTCGGGCTTAGGTTCCGGGACCGGCTGAGGAGAAATGGGAATGGTTATGTATTCCAGTCCCGGAATCTTAAGCCACTTTGTGTATGGACGATCTGAGAGTTTGTACTTCTGTACGCCGTAATCAAATCCGCGGGCCTCAATAACAAAACCTTCACCAACATAAACACCGATGTGGCCATCTTTCCAAACGGCAAGGCCGGGGATATCGGGCATGGTCTTAATAGATCCTTTTTCTGTAGCGCGTTCATAATACGCATTTGCACCAAGATCTAATGAAGGTGTGTATACTATCTGGCCGTTATCTCTGGTCATCATAAAGCCTTTAATCAGTCCGCTGCAATCGGTGACTATACGGCCTTCTTCTATATCCTTCTTGATTTGCTTATCGCGTGATGCTTTATACATTGAAGGATACTGCTGCTTCTTAACTTTCCAAAGACTGTTAGAAGCGATCTGCCCGAAGGTTCCAAACCAATATCGGGCGCCTGCATTGTAAAGCCTGTTACAATATTCTACTAACTGAATGTTGTTTTTCATTTGTCCAACCTCTCTAAGTTATCACAAAGCTTGTTTATAGCTTCTGTGCATGCTTTTATTGCTTCGCGGTTTTCCGTGTTGGCCTTGTCGTACATTTCAAACATGCGATCGGTGTTTTTCTGCTGGTTATCCAGCATGTACTTACAACCAATAAACAGCGCTACGCATGCGGCAATCGGGAAGCCCAGCGTGCTAATAATTGATGTTACGCTTGTAGGATCCATATTTATATCTCCTTTACTTAAATATACAACGATTTACGGATCATTTCTATAAATCTACCATACTTATCTGTTATATGCACAGTATAAGCCGATGGAATCATAGCAATATTTGCAGCTGTTAGGATCTTCACGCCGTCAACTTTGATATAATGCGGCGGCTCGTTATTGTATACGGCTGCGATCTTACCGGAATCTCGAATGATGGTATCATCGCGGAATGATTCGAAGCCGTGTTCGGTGAAATACTCAGCGCCCAGCTTCTTTGATACACCTGCTATAGTAGTTTCGAGGTGCTCGCCATCAGTTGAGAGTATATACTTTTTAGCGCCTAAAGTCATGAATAATTTAGCATCAGATTCGCTGTCCCATAGTCCAATAGGGAATAATTCGCCGGCGCGGTTCTCGGCCACGGCCCCAGCCGCTTCTGCTTGCTTCCTGAGCTTATTGTTCAGTGCTTCGAATTCTGCTTCATGATCTCCGATATAGAAAACGCTATCGGTATCGGTGTACAGTAGATCCGGTCCGCAGATATCTAACCCTTCTTGAAGCCTTGCGCGGCTATTGGCTGTAACCCAAACACCCCACTGATACGGAAGACAATTAGAGCGTGATTCGTAGTATGTATCAATCTGCTCTTGCAGTGATTTATCAAGGAGCTTATATTCATTATCTACATATTCGAATTCAAGCCTATCTATGCGCATAACCATCATGCCGTAGGTACTATTTAAGTATTCCTTAGCCTTAGCATATTCGTATTGGTCTTCGGGGCTTTCGGCGTGCTTGAGTAATGTCTTGCGCTTGTAATAATCGATCACAACCGATCGCAGCTCTTCCGGGAGCTTACCGCGCCAGCTCGTATATGCTTCTACTATTTCAAGAGCTCCGATATCATAATCGCGCATGATGATCTTAAAATCGATGTCCGTGAGGGTGGTTTCAAGCAGCGGCGCGGAATATATACGGCCGTTATCTTCTATGATCTCAGCTGTGTCTGAGATCTTATACATGGTTTTTGAGATAGGTATATAAGGCACACCGCAGGAGCCAACATAGCAAACATCTATTAAGCGGACTTTAAGCAATATACAGTTAGCGCGGCATAACTCTATGAATTTACGCATAAGCGGCTTTATATGCTCCTTGCGGTATCTGCCTTCCAGCTCCGAACATCTGAGGAATGGCCCCATTGGGAATGTGTTAATAAGGATCGAAGCCGGATAGCTTGAACCTATATCTTTGTGCTTAATAATGCCGCCTTTTGCATAGGGGTAGCGCTTGCAAGGTTCTCCGATCAGCTGACCGGAATGCGCTGCGTTAGCGTGCGTATTGCCGCCGCGGAATGCAGCACGAAGCAGGCGGTAAAGTTCCGGCGTTAGCTTCGACTTCTGAAAGTTCGCGCGGTTCTTCGATTCAGAATTCATACTCTTTTGGCAATCCTTGCGAACATAGCCGGTGCTGGTCAACGGAATTGAAGCAATAGAATAGCGTTTATCCTTCTCTAACCTATCGCGCAGTGCTTCGCAAAGACCTTTTACATCACAATAGCAGTATGCTAATTCTGTATCGGTCATGGGCGTTTTTGGTGTTCTCTTGATGGAATAATCAAGATCGCCGGCCAGCTTCGCATGCTCGAAGCCTTTTGTGAATTTCTCCAAAGTCTTATTTGTTAAGCGGTAGCTGCAGCGGAATGTTATGCCCAGCTTAGTAGGAATAAGCAGCGGTGCATATTTATCAGTTACAAGAGGGTGCACAAGGTCGCCGATAAAGAATCGCATGAACTGGAATTCATAACTAAGATAATGAACATAGGTTACAAGTGACTTGCCGAAAATGAGATCATTATCGCCTTGCCTTATATACAGTCCTAACTTAGTTGATAGAATGTTGAGAAAATCTTGGAACTCTTCCCAAGTCTTACCCATGAAGACATAATCTTCTATGCAGTATTGCCACTGATACATAAAAGCATAGGGTTCATCGCTTAATATCGTAGTGGTTTCGATATCGAAGGCCGTAACAAGATTATAATATTCCACGCGGTCCCTGCTCTTACCCTTCTTGTGAATTGTCGGCGCGCCCACAAATATCTCGAAAGGAAAAGTCTTATAATCAAACACCGGCGCAGCTTCGCCCGAAGGCATTTGTATATAGAATTTCGGCTCTGCAGATAGGAGTGAAAATCGGCGTTCAAGATGGTGGCGCTCTCCTGAGAAGTATTCATATAAAAACATGCTTTAGACCTCACTTTGTTATAATTCATTTTGCCCATTGTTCTGAGTATTCATCAAGCGCAATCTGCTCTTGTACAAAGGTTTCGAATGAATCACCCCATATATTAAGGCTTGCGATATCTTCCGCAGGAATATCAGACATTCCGACTTTTTCTACCCAGTAATAAAGATCCTTATTATGTTGGGATTGATACTTGATATAAGCATACATATATTCGCGCTGCACCATCGGATCAAGATCTAAGAATGCAGAATCTTGGGATAATACATCCATGTTGATGACATCATCAACAAGATCACCAACATTGGTAAATGTATCATAATCTTTATACTCTTCCGGCTCTTCACCTAACAGATCTTCGAGATCCTCGTCTAATATAGATTCGGGTTCTGTGATAGGCTCTTCGGGTGTATAATCTTCCTGCTCTATCTCGTCGAATGGTAGCGGCTCGGGTGGTCTTATTGCTTCCTCTTCTGCTCTTGCGCGGTTTTTCCAGCGTCTTATAGTCGCTTCTGATACGCCGAAGCGGTCGCCGATACTCTTATTCGTGCCGCGCTCGTCAAGTATAGCGGTTCCCGGATATCTGCTCTTAGCCTGCCGTGATGGAATGTCCGCGCCCGATTCGCGCGCCTTCTTAAGCCATCTATAAGCAGTTCGCTCTGAGATATTATACTTAGCTGCAAGTTCTTTACGCGTGCCCTTGAAGCGTGCTATAGGCCCGGCGCCGGGGTATTCCTGCCGTTCCTTGGTCTGTGACTTGGCCTTGTTAAGCCAACGGTATAAGGTTCGTTCTGATACGCCGTAGCTTGCAGCTATCTCGGCTCTGGATCCGACTTCATACAATACCTGTATGCCGGGATATTTACTTCTTGCCATCGCTATTACTCCTATTATCTAAATGAGTAAGTAAATCTATACCTTCGATATTAGCTCGTTCTCTAAGAATATTTATATATGCCATCATAATCATTTGTTGAATTGCCAATATTTCATAAGAGCATTTAGGTACAAAGTCAAGTTCGTCATGCCTATACTTATAAAGCATATCAGATAAACGATCATATCTATCTACTAACTCTTGATATTCCTTAATTATTCTAATTTTATAATCTTCCATTTATAACACCTCATACATCATACTTGCGCCGCAGTCAGGACAATAAGAAAACTGCGCAGCTGCTTCTTCGCCACACTCGGAACACCGGAAGCCGTTTTTAACCTTGGTCCATTTGCCTGTATATCTGATTGCCTGCCAATTAGTACAATTCACTTCCTTATTCATAGGATGAACTAAGTATTCGCAAACATCTTTATGGTTGCATGTCCAGCATGTTTTGCCATAACTCACCTCAGATCAAGATAGATGATCATATAATCATCGCCGCAGTGGAAGCCGGTCACTTCTGCTTCGCAGTATTTCGGTTGTAACCATTTTGTAATACGCAGCGGGATCCAACCGGCTTCGAACACGCATTCGAAGTCGCCATCGAATTCCTTAAGGTCAACAAAACAATCATAACGCTGATCCGATTTTTCCATAAGAAAATCATCGAGGGCGCCATCATATTGAATAATATTGCTCGCGAGAATAACGATCTTATTCTTCCAGCGCCATGTTTCCATAAACTTAACAAGATTAATTCCCATAATTAGACCTCACTTAATATAACATGTTAAGGATCTGCATTAGATCCACTTTGGTGGAATAGTCCGAAAAGAATAACTGATCTGTACCATATAGCAGTTTGAGCTTAAGGCCATATAGGCGCATGAACACGATCAGATTATCTTTACTTCTATACTTATGTACGCCCTTAGCAGGAACAGCGCAGCAATAAAATGCAGTCTTTGATTTGTGCCTATAAATATAGATATCATCAACAGAACAAACCGGCTCAAATTCCATTAAGTTAACCTTCTTGATTCCGGTAAAAGAATCATTAGAAAAGTTATTATTCAGCGCCTGCTCTTTGAAGCTATCGCCTGCGCCTTGATAAAGGGCTGTGTTCTTCTTAGCTTCCGATACTTCAGAGAATGGTAATTCTATGCGCTTATTGCCAACAGTCGCCGTGTGCTGGTTGTTGGCCTGCATACCTTCGATAATTGGAATAAGGTTATAACCTCTCAAGATCGGATTACCTAAGCGCTGCGCATTGGATAACAGAAGGACTATTAACGGCGGTTCGCCTAACAGCTCGCGGTTTCTGTTAATGGTTTCATACATGTGCTGGAATGCGTCGAACTGGTCATAAGGGAGCGCCCTGTTTTCGATAAATTCATCATGCAAAACGATTTTACAATCTGATAGATCCACGCCGCGCAGGTTCTCGAAAGTTGAGAGCGCTGCACCATATCCGATACAAGTCTTTGCGCCGTCTTCATCATATTCATAAATAACAGCGTGCTCGCCTTCCATCTTCATCACGATATCGCGGTTATGATCTCGCGCCCAGCGCTTAAAGGGATTACCAAAAGCGTTACAAGATTCTTTTAACTGAACAGCAGTATTACGCAGATAAAGAAATTGGCCGGGGTAGTTAGTAATACAATAATCTTCTGCGCTGTATGTCTTACCAATGCCACGGCCGCCCACTATAAAAGTGAACGGCTGCAGCTTTTCTCCGGTTGGTATGGAATACCACTTCATAAAGATTCACTCCGAATGGAAAACAGTTCCCGGTATCTAATGGGATCAGTCCAATATTTGAACATCGAGCACACAACCGGGTGCATATCTTCGGGATCCGGGTGCAAACCCTCAAACTGTTCGAACATCGCAATAATGAATTCACCAATAAGGTTATCTTCGTTTAAGTATGCAAGAATCGCAAACTGCTGTTTGAGTTCGGGTGTGATATTCATTCCCATAATAAGACCTCTACTTTCTACTTATGAAAAGGGTGTGAAGGGTTCGGACATTTCTGCGAAGACATCACCATATACAGGAGCCTTAGCAGGCGCTTCGGGTGTTGGTTCTTCTGCAGGCGCTTCGGACGCAGGAGCTTCCGCAGGCTTCTTGCTTGCAAGGATCGTAAAGCCATCTGCAGTGAGCTGCAGCTGTGTCTTATCATCCTTTTTGAATGTGGTAATGTGACCGCAGATGGTCAAGGTATCACCCTTGTGGCAATACTGCTTGATGTTATCTGCGAGCTTCTCCCAGAAGCAGACTGTAATGAAGTCGACCTTATCCTTAGACATGCCGCGGACTGCGAGCGAAACAAAGCTATACTTTGTTTGCTTTGTGGTTAACTTGATCTCCGGATCGCGTACAAGATTGCCGGAAATTACGAATGAATTGTTTGCCTGTGCCATAATAATGACCTCCGTAAAATAAATTCAGAACTGCCGTAAATAAAATTCGGAAATAGAATTTGTTACCAAAGTTCTGTTACTTAGTATTATAGGCATTCGTCAATATATGTCAAATGACAAATTTATTACCGACAATTGTCGAAAACTTTTGCAAATTACTTGCAATTTGCAAAAAGATATGATAATAGTAAATTATGCCGGCTGAGGATATGCGCCACGGCAAAGCCCGGAAGGGCGGCGCGGCCCTGCCAGCACCGAGGCCGGTTATTAAATAACCTATAATAAAGCGAGGTCAATATTATGGACATTAACGAGTTTAACGCTCTTAGCGATGAACAGAAGGCTGCATTTTTATCTTCGGTCGATTCTGATAAGAAGCAGATAGAAGATCTTACTGCAGAACGAGATTCTTATAAGAATGAGAATGATTCTTTGAAAGAATCTGCGGCGAATACCGCAAAAGAATTAAAGGCTACAAAGGAACTTAACTTCACATTAGCGCGAAAAGTTAAGGCCGATCCTGTAGACGATGAAACCGCGCTTTATAACTTTATAAAAGGAGTAAACAAATGAACACTAATCAGATTTACACTATTGTCAATTCTGCAGTAGATCAGGCAATCGGCGATAGCGGTATTACCGCGATCGATACTCAGTCCCTTATTTCACTGGGTAATGTTGTATTGGATTCTTCCACCAATACGGAAGCATTCCTTAACACTCTTGCACAGAGGATCGGTAGAACTATTTACCGCTTCCGTGATTACAATAACAAGTTCAAAGATATGCTTGTTAGCGATATGGAGTGGGGCGCTATCCTTCAGAAGATCCGTGTAGAAATGCCTGTAGCGGAAGCAGATCAGATGTATACTCTTACAGATGGTCAGAGCATCGATCATTATGTAGTAGCAAAGCCTAAGGCACATCAGAAGCTTTTTGTAACTCGTACGCCTTATCAGTTTAAGATCACGATTCAGCGTGAAACACTTAGAGAAGCATTCCTCTCCGCTGAAGCTATGGGCGCTTTTATTGCTCTTGTCTTTGGTGAAGTCAGAAATGCTATTGAGCTCTCGCTGGAATCTCTCGGCCGCCTTACTCTTGCCGCTGCTATCTCAGAAGCAGGACAGGCTACACAGACTATTGATCTTGTATCTGATTACAATACAGACACAACTCCGGCTACTCCGCTTACAGCAGCAACAGCTCTTTATAACGCAGACTTCCTTAGATACGCGATCTACAGGATTAATAACATCATCGATATGATTCAGGATATGAGCGTACAGTATTGCGATGGTATTCTCCCCACATTCACAAATAAGGAGAATATGAAGATTCGCGTGCTGTCTGCATTCCAGCGCAGACTGGAAACAGTGGTAGAATATGCAGCTTTCCACGATCAGTTCACATCTATCGATGGTCAGTATTCCACTATCAATTATTGGCAGGCAGAGCAGACACCTTCCAGCATTGATATTTTGAAGCCTTCCGATGGTTCTGCATTCCAGAAGAACAACATTATTGCAGTAGTACACGATCGCGACGCATTCGGTATTTATCAGATCGATGAAACTGTACTTACTTCGCCTGTGAATGCTGCAGGTGCTTACTACAACCAGTATTGGCACGAAAAGCAGGGCAGATTTGTAGATACTTCCGAGAACATGGTAGTATTTACACTTAACTGAGCTATCAAACCTCCTCCCACTGTTGGTTACTGATAGGCCCCGGGCGTTAGACCTCCGCCCGGGGTTTTTAGAAAAGGAATAACACAATGAATGTAAACTTTTACTACAATCAGAAGAGATATAATTCAACCGCGGCCGCGCCTGCGGTTGCCTTCTTTGGTGATTGCAAGTTCAAAAACCCTACTTCATTGATTAATCCGGTTCTGATTCTGCATTTCGAAGGCCGCCCCGCATTTAATTATTTCAATATAGCAAACCGCTATTATTGGGTGACTGATATGATCGCGCTTAATAACGAACTTTGGGAGATACACGGAGCTGTTGACGCGCTGGGAACATTCCGCAAGCACATACAGAATACAAGCGCGTTTGTGCTTTATGATTCTACTGCGAATACGCAGCTGCCCGATAACCGATTAGCGATTAAGACCGACTGTAACGCACATACTGCTTCGGTCGCTATGCCTTGGGACTTTGATAGCGGCACCGGTACATATCTGATATGTACTACAGGTAATTGCGATGAAGTAGATCTTTATACCGCTACTGTTACGCCTAACGCGCTTGAAGGCACCGGCGTTTATATCCTTCCGAAGAATCAAATAGATAATCTTGGCTTCGATGGTTCTGATCTTGCAACGGCGATGATTCAATCATTGAATAACTGGAATCAGACTAACAACGCGGCATTAGCTTATGCTAATAGCAAAGATCCTGTAGCCAATCCGTTTGAATGGTTGGGTGCATGGCTTCGATTTGTCGGTATTTCATTCTGGACCGGTATTGCTGCAGCTCTCGAATTCTTTAAGATAATCGGCACTCAGCTGATCGGCGGCGGCACAGCCCTGTCAAACATCAAAGCAGCGTACTGGCTTCCGTTTGTCATTCCTGCTGCAGCTTCCGTAGCTACATCGAAGCCGTTAGCGCTGGGTTCATATAAAGACACTGTTAGCGGTCTGCGCCGTGTCGATGATCCTGTTATAACATCGGCTTGGGTTAGCGTAAATATCCCTTGGCAGTTCTCAGACTGGCGTAATGTATCATGCACAGAAGTTATGTTATATGTACCCATGATCGGATGTATTAATATTCCTTCTGAGGTTGTAAAAGGCAATAGCACCATTCAAGTTAGAATTGCGCTTAATCTGTATTCCGGTTCGATGGCCTGTGAGGTTCGCTGTGATTCTGCCGACTTGGGTACTTATGGCGCAAATGTTGCTATGCCCTATCTGATAGGCGATTCAAATATGAATGTCGGCGGCATTGTTAACACGATTACTGCCGCAGCTGCTTCTAATCCTATTGGAATAGCAACCGGCGCAGCGCAGTCCCTTACACCTATGGCCACTTCTGTTGGTGGTATTGGTGGCGGCGCAGGAACCGGCTTAAATAATGATATTGTATGTATATGCCGTGTGCATAATACATCGCAGGAGCCTTCCGCGCTTATCAACACGATAGGCACACCAACAAACCAGCTTAAGACCTTGAACGGCTCCGGGTATTGTCAGACGATGAACGCACAAATGAATTGCGCCGATCAGCCCAATGAACCTACACCGACACAGACCGAGATTCAAATGGTTAACACCGCACTGAATTCGGGCGTATACTTAGAATAAAGAGGTATTAAATTATGGCTAATGATTTCATTCCGGCCGAAGAAATAATGAAGAATGACGCATATCGCGATTACTTCTCAATGCAGCCTAAAAAGGTTGATCCTAATTCGGCCGCATTCTCTTATTATTGCCGTACATTATTCCGTAAAGCCATGTCTATATATGAGTTCGACGGAATCCCGGAAGGATGGGACCTTGATTACATGCTTTCAAAACTGCTTGCACGCGGTTTTATTACCATTACCGATACTGAGGTTGGTGTTATTCCGCTTGAATGCGGCATTACTGGCATTAATGTATTTAATCACCCGACTACTGTAATAGTGGCTAATCCGGTATTGGGTAATTTCTCGCGCACGATCGGCGAAGATTGCGCACTTGTAAAGATCGCTTATGATTATCGCGGTATTCTTGATACTATCTATCGTTATGCTTACATGCTCGCTGAATGCGATTGCTCGATATCGGTTAACCTCATGAATTCTAAGGTAGCCTTTATTGGCCTTGTAGAATCAAAGCAGACTGCTAATTCGATGAAACTCATGTATGATGAGATCTCAAAAGGATCTCCGGCAGTATTCGTTAAAGGCGCTCAGATTAATCAAGATACCATCTTATATAATCATGTTAAAGAGAACTTTGTCGCAAGTGATATACAGCTGCTTAAGCGTAAAATCATGTCCGAATTCCTTACTGAGATCGGTGTAAACAATGCGAACACGGACAAGCGCGAGCGCCTAACCGATAACGAGGTAGAAGCTAACGATTCAGAGATCCAGCTCAATGCCGGTTATTGGCTTGATAATATCCGGGAAGGCTTCGAGGTAGCAAACAAACTTTACGGCCTTAATCTTGCTATTAACCTTAAGAACACATTCAACACGGAAGGAGCATTCGATAATGTTAACGCTAACTCAGTTATATAATCTTGCCGCTTCTGAGAACATTAATCTCTTCGAAGGCCTTACGCTTCCGGCCGGTTCACCGCTGGACCGCGATACCATGATTAATGATATTCTCATGCGCTGCGGTCTTAATTATCCGAGCTTTGCGGATCCATATGTAATGAGGTCTGCTATCACTGTTTGGAGCGCAAAGAATCAGTATACATTCGAACATATCGCGAAGATATATGAAGCAGATTATTCACCAATCGAGAACTACGACCGCTATGAAGACATGTCTACTAATCGCGATCGTACGATGGACGATGATACAACCAACCACAGCACTAAGAACGAAGTCATCATTAACGATAATACTGTTACAAACGATCTCACACAGCAGCATTCCGGTAAAGATTCTACAGTAGACGAGAATACAACAAGCGCATACGACGCTTCTACATATCAGCCCGATAATAAGTCTACATCAGACCTCACACACGGAGAGAAAATCACCAATACCGGTACTGTTAAGACCAACGGCAGCATAAATAAAGGCGATACAAACAACTCAACAACCAATAAAGATATTAAGGAACTTGAAAAGACCACGCAGAATAATCATATTCGAGGTAATATCGGTGTTACAACCGCCACAGCCATGCAAAAAGAAGAATATGAAATGCTCGGCAAGTTCAACCCCTATTCATTTATCAGCGGACTGTTTGAAAATGATCTAACACTTTTTGTGTACTAATGGTAAAATCTGAAGAAAGGAGATAATAAACATGGCTTATTTTGAGTATCCACATACTCGCACCTATGAAGGAGATCTCGGATATCTGCTCAAGAAGATGGAACAGGTTTCCAAAGATACTGATTATCTCATGGACGAGTTCTCTAAGATCGTAGTTCTTACGCAGGAAGAAATTCAGCGCATGATTAATGCGTCTATCGAAGCGAATAACCTTATCTTAGCGAGGGAACTGCAGGAGCTTAAGGATCAAATCACCCTTGAGTATAAAGGATATGTAACTGCACAGATCAACGCGCTTACAGTATACATAGATAACCAAGATGTTTTCTACGATCAGAAGGCGCAGGACTATGCTTCAACAGCACTGGCCAACGCTAAGCAGTACACCGATGATCAGGTGCTTAGTTATAACATGATGGTAAACCCCATCACCGGTGAATATGAAGATGTTAGAAATGTCGTTGATGATATTGTCTACTACTTCCACACCAATGATACACTCACCGCAGCAGAATACGACGCACTCGATCTTACGGCTACGGCTTACGACGCTTACAATATCACCGCTTATGATTATGATTTCAGCGGTAAAACAATTCTTAACCCTTAAGGAGGATAAAAACAATGTCGCACACTAATTCAACACCAAACTACGCACTTCCGCAGTTTACACCCACAGACAAACCAGCATGGCTCGTTGATATTAACGCTGCATTCTCTGACATAGACGGAGCTATTAAGAACACAAGCGACGCAGCAGGCGCAGCACAGTCGGACGCTACGCAGGCGCTTTTAGACGCAAGCAACGCGGACACAAAAGCAACCGCCGCAGATACTAAGGGCGCCGGAGCTCTCGCTTCCATCGAAGCGCAGTTCGATCCCACAACGATCTACGCAGTCGGTGCGAAGGTTATTTATAACAGCCTTCTGTATATCTGCACCACTGCAGTGGTTACACCCGGACCTTGGACCGGCGCAGCTAACTGGGATCGTGTTACAGTCAATACTATAATCGATGATACAAAGACCGAGATAGAAAACGAGATTCAGACACTCGCCGGGCTCGTTGACTTTGAATCGGGCGCGCTCTCTGTTCCTTCCGGTTTGTCTATTTCAATCTCACGCGGACAGGTAGGCAAGCAGGGCCGCATGGCCTTCACATCCTTCTGTGTTGTGGTAAGCGGTGCACTTACTTCGGGAAGAACTATCCTTAACCTTCCGGAAGGCTTCGCGGCCGCAAACTTCACAGACGCGCTTGGTTATGATGTTAACGGAACACCGATCAGATTCTATATATCTGGACGCGATATCGTAGTATATCAGAACATTCCGGCCGGTACTTACTTCCTTAACGCATCCTTCATTACAACCTAATGTTTACTGAGGTCTACAACCTAACTACTACATACAGCCGGAGCGCGGCCTTAGCTGCGCTTCGGTTGTTTGTTGCTAACTGAAGTGGGGAAGTTAATCTCCGATAGGAGATTAATATCTGTTT